CAGAGTCAGAACTAGAAGAGTTCTTATGGATGGTCACGAATACCTGTGAGTTTTTACTAAAGCTCATGAATGGTAATGTAATCTGTAAAGATTACGGTAATGCTTCCGGAAGCGGCTGCACTACTCGTGATAATATTTTTGGCCATATTTTGATATTTGCTGCTGGTTTGTATGAAGCGTACTTGCTTAAAACTGGTTCAGCGCCTTCGTTATCACAAGTTTATGATCAACTAGTACATTTGTACGGAGATGATAATGTGTATTCTTTAGATGAGGAATTTTCGCTTATGTGCGATGAAGAATTCCTTGGAGCTCACTTGGCCAAGTATGGATTGAAACTAAAGTTTTTCTTTGGTGGTTTGAATGCTGATCTGCACACCCTTTCCTTTCTTGGTGCTTCTTTTAAATTTAAAGATAATCGTTGGTTACCTTGCTATGATGTCGTAAGACTAGCAACAACGATGGTATATGAACAGAATCAACTGTCATTAGCCCAGCATCTTGGAAAAGCGTTTACGTTGATGGTTATGTCTTATCCGACTGACCATTTTCAAGTCTTCTATACTGCGTACGCCAATCTAGTTAACAGTGATATTGTTAAACAAAACTTAGATGACCCAACGATCAGGTCGTACTCCTTTGTCGGAGTGCCGGAAATCAGTTCTATAATTGGTTTTTACACTGGATCGGAGGCTTCGTCGCTATCGGATCTGATGTTAGATTTTTCATCGGATCTCGGCTTAGCTTTCTAAGTTACGAAGATGGGGTTATTCTTCCCTATTAAAGACAAACATCTCAACTGGAGGGGCTCCTTAAAACACCCCGTGTTTAAAAGATGTCAGTTATGTCAAAAAAAGAATTTATGGCTCTCTCCAAGGCGGAGAGAGCTAAAGCTGTTGTAAGGTCTCAGAAGAAAAGACCCAATAAGCCTCGCCCTAAACGTCAACGTTCCACAATGTTGGCTCCTTCCCCTGCCCGAAATGGGTCTGGTAGGAAAAAAGGGCAAAGAAGGCAGCGTGGTGGTAAGATCACCAATGCTGGAAACACTCGTGAATTTCGAGTTCCAATTGATGAGGATGTAGGAATAATTAGCGGTACTGTGAGCTTTGGGGTTGAGGTTTTGAATCTTAACCCTGGAAGTCCTACCACTTTTCCTTTTGTCTCCCGTATTGCTCAGAATTATGAGCGTTATGAGTTTGAGTCCCTCAGTTTCCACTACAAACCTAGTGTGTCTGTTTTTGCTGGTGCTGGTCAGCAGGGATTTGTTGGTATTGCTGCTACTATGGATGCTGCTCAAGCTGCTCCTACTGCGCAGAATCAGGCTGATGTGCTTTATCACTCTCCTGTTGTTGAAACTGCTGTTCCAACTACAATACATATTCCTAAATCTTTCCTTCAAAGTAAATCTCTACGTGAGAAGTTTTTCGTTCGTCAGAACGGAAACATTCCTGGAGGAAATGATCCACACACTTACGATTGTGGTCAGCTGTTTGTTTGGACCAATGGTCAGGCAAATGGTAACCAGGTTGGTCTTTTGAGAGTCACCGGTTCTGTCAAGCTTTCTAACCCCGCGTTAGATTTTGGTGTTACTGCTGGAGCTCTTCCTAACTACACTGTTTCTTTGTTTAGTACTATTAACTTTGTAGTTCCCACCTCAGGAATAAGTTTTCTTGTTCCTTTTACCAATGCGGTGTTTAATAATCTCGGCATTACGGTTGATGCCACTAACACTATTTTTACCCTTCCTCCTGGAAATTTCAATATTGATATTTCAGCTGATGTTGATGGTGGTAATGCGGCAACTGGTTTGTTAGCTCAGTACACCTGTGTTGTAAATGGTGCTAATATCGGTCCAACTATTTCAAGTACTTGTCCTGTGAGTGCTGCTAATACTTTGATTCTTCATGCTCCTGGTTCTTTGAATTGGTTTATCAGATCGAATGGTGCTTCAACTTTCTCTCTCAGAGCCCTCGCTCAATTTACTGCCGTTGCGGATCTTGATGCAATGATCCGCTTCACCGCAATGTAGTAGCCTTGATCATAGGGTGAAACACGTGCTAAGCACACGTTAAAATGCTAGATTGGTCGTGTTAAGAAATAGCGCTGCCAGTCGTTTGGACTCAAATTGAGTTAAAGAGTACCTTATGGTCCCCAAAAAAAAAAAAAAAAAAAAAGAACGGAAG